CCAGACTTTAAGCCTAGCCAAAGGGTGTTCCATTCAAAACAAGAGACTGAGTACGTTTGGGATACTCAAAGAGTCTTTAACAATCTATATTCTAAGGAGAAATAAAATGGTAATGAAGAAGAAAAAACCGATGAAGAAAAAAGGCATGGCACGAGGAGGTGCGATGAAAAAGAAAGGCATGGCTCGTGGAGGAGCTATGAAGAAAAAGGGAATGGCACGAGGTGGTGCTATGAAGAAGAAGGGTATGGCTAGAGGCGGCGCAAAGATGCCAATGGCTAAAGACCCAAAGACAGGTAAGATGATACCTGCTTTCGCTATGGACGGTAAAGGTAAAATGGCGAAGGGTGGTATGACTAAGAAGAAGAAGGGCTACGCAAAAGGTGGCATGATGAAGAAGAAGGGCATGGCTAAAGGTGGCATGAGGAAAAAAGGCTACGCAGCAGGTGGCATGACTGTTCCTCAACTCAGAGCTGCAGCGAAAGCCAAGGGTTATAAGATAATGAAAGGTTAGTAGCATGACTACTAAACAAAACAAAGCCAAAGTCAAAAAAGTAATTAAGGGTCTGAAAAAGGCTTCTAAGTTACATGCAGGACAGGCTAAATCATTATCATCCCTTGCAGGCTTTGCCAAAGGTGGTAGCACTGTGAACAAAGCAGGAAACTACACCAAGCCTACTATGCGAAAGGCTCTGTTTAGTCGCATCAAAGCAGGTTCTAAGGGTGGTAAGCCGGGACAGTGGAGTGCTAGAAAGGCACAGATGCTTGCCAAACAGTACAAAGCTAAGGGTGGTGGCTATCGCTAAAGACCCTAGAGTTGGCACTGGCAAGAAGCCAAAAGGATCAGGACGCAGACTTTATACAGATGAAAATCCAAAAGATACCGTCCGTATAAAGTATGCGACTCCTGCTGACGCACGAGCTACGGCTCGAAAGGTAAAGAAGATAAATAAACCCTACGCTCGTAAGATACAGATACTTACAGTGATGGAACAAAGAAGTAAATATGGAGGCAAGCCCCAACAGGCAGGAATAGCTAAAAGGGCGAAGCAACAACTAAAGGCAAAACATGGCACTCGCAAAAAGTCAACGAAGTCTTAAAGCATGGTCAAAGCAGAAGTGGAGAACAAAGAGTGGTAAGCCCAGTAGCAAAACTGGAGAACGCTATCTTCCAACAGCTGCAATCAAAGCTCTATCACCCCAAGAGTACGCAGCGACAACTAGAGCTAAAAGAAAAGGCACAAAGGCAGGTAAGCAGTTCGTCAAGCAACCAAAAGGCATCGCAAAGAAAACACGAGCATACAGAAAGGTAAAGTAAATGGTAAAAGCGTGGTTTATAGTAGCAATAATGTCTGGTGTATACGCAGACGGTACAAAGGATATATTTATATTTGAACATCCTAAAGATCATGGACACTTTCATAGTTCTGCTACATGTCAAAAATTTGTAGGGGATAATCCTTTTCCTATAATGAAAGCACTAGTTAATCAATACGGAGATAGAACACCTGAGAAGATAATGTGTGTACCTGAAGAGGGAGTTGAAACTCTTGTTAATAATTCTTTGAAAGAAAAAGCTGACACATAATGCTATATGAACCTACCTGCGAAGTATGTGGCAGTCACATTGAAGACGATAGATGTGAGGTGTGTGAGCATACAGGCGACAACGGTGCTTGGGTAGAAGAGGTTATAAAGGAAAAAGATGACAAAAAATCTGACTGAAAAGCAACAAAAGTTTTTAGCGGCACTGTTTGACGAAGCGAACGGTGATGCACGACTAGCCAAGAAGATGGCAGGCTACTCTAGTGAAACGAGGCTGTCTGAGGTTGTTAAGCCACTAAAGGATGAAATAATGGAGGCAACAAAAGAGTATATGGCTTATGTTGCGCCAAAAGCTGCTATGGCAATGGGTAATGCCCTTGTTGATCCCACAGAGTTAGGTATACGAGATAAGATGACAGCAGCAAAAGATTTGTTGGATAGAGCAGGACTAATTAAAACAGAAAAGGTAAACGTAGAATCTTCAGGTGGTTTGTTTGTTCTTCCTGCTAAAGAAGGGAAGAATGAGTAACACGGATCTAGGATATTGGACACTCCCAAAGCCTGATATTGAAGTTAGAGAGTGGAACAGAATACCTAGAGTAGCACGAACAATACCTTTTGGTTATGAAGTAGATCCTGATGATGCAGACTTTCTACTGCCAATAAAAGAAGAACTTGATGCACTAGAACAGGCTAAGAGGCATCTACAACAGTATAGTTACAGAGAAGTGGCAACGTGGCTTACTAAAGAGACAGGACGCTACATCTCACACGTAGGATTAAAGAAGAGAATACAGGTTGAGCGAAGACGTAAAAAATCAACTACGATTAAGAGGGAGCTTGCCAGAAGGCTCAAAAAGACGATCCAAGAGATTGAGAAAGCCGAAACAAGTAGAACAGGTAGTTACACCACAGCCGGAACAACTGCCTGAAATAAAGATTAAACCACAAGAGGTTCAGGAGCAAGACGTTCTGTTCCGACCCAACGCAGGACCTCAGACAGATTTCTTAGCATCTTCAGAACGAGAGGTGTTATACGGTGGAGCAGCAGGAGGAGGCAAGTCGTTTGCCATGTTAGCTGACCCACTCAGAGGACTAAACAATCCTAACTTTAGTGGACTGTTAGTTCGGCACACGACTGAAGAGCTAAGGGAACTGATACAAAAATCTCAGGAGTTGTATCCAAAAGCAATTCCTGGCATTAAGTGGTCAGAGAGAAAGTCGCAATGGGTGACTCCTAAGGGGGGACGACTTTGGATGTCATACCTAGACCGTGACTTAGATGTGATGCGCTATCAAGGTCAAGCGTTTAATTGGATAGGCTTTGATGAACTTACACAGTGGGCGACACCTTATGCTTGGGACTATATGCGTTCACGACTCAGAAGTGCAGATCAATCGCTAGGACTGTACATGAGGGCAACAACAAACCCAGGAGGACCAGGACATCAATGGGTAAAAAAGACATTCATCGACCCATCCCCACCCAACTCATCTTTTTGGGCAACGGATACAGAAACAGGTAATGTTATTACATTTCCACAAGGGCATAGCAGAGAGGGGCAACCTCTGTTTAGAAGACGCTTCATACCTGCTAATTTGTTTGACAACCCTTATTTAGCTGACTCCGGTGACTACGAGGCAATGCTACTATCTTTGCCTGAGCATCAGAGAAAGCAACTACTAGAAGGTAATTGGGACGTAGCAGAAGGGGCAGCGTTCCCTGAGTTTGACAGAACAAAGCATGTAGTTGAACCATATAAGATACCTGCTAGTTGGACAAAGTTTAGAGCGTGTGACTACGGTTATGGAAGTTACTCTGCTGTCGTTTGGTTAGCCATAACACCTGCTGAACAGCTTGTCGTGTATAGAGAGCTACAGGTGTCAAAAGTTCTAGCAGTAGATTTGGCTGACAGGATATTAGAACTAGAAGCTGAAGATGGTAGAATACAGTATGGAGTTTTAGATAGTTCACTATGGCACAAAAGGGGCGACACTGGTCCTAGTCTAGCAGAACAGATGATAGTAAGAGGTTGTAAGTGGCGACCATCAGACAGAAGTAGAGGAAGTAGAGTTGCAGGAAAAAACGAATTACACAGACGATTGCAGGTTGATGAACATACCGAAGAGCCTCGTCTCGTTATTTTTAACAACTGCACACAGCTTATATCTCAACTTCCTAGTTTACCCTTGGACAAGAAAAACTCCGAAGACGTAGACACAAACAGCATGGATCACATGTATGACGCTTTGCGTTACGGTGTGATGACACGACCTAGAAGTTCTATATGGGACTATAACCCTGTGAATCAGCGAACAGGTTTTCAAGTCGCTGACCCTAACTTTGGATACTAAACATGGCAGAAGATAACGAAGTAGCATTTGACACCGATGGTGTCTCCGTAATACAGGACAACGATCCTGCACTAAGATCAGAAGGTGATGTAGTAAGTTTTGTACAGAACAGATTTAAACGAGCAGAAGATGTAAGACAGCAAGACGAACAACGATGGCTCAAAGCGTACAGAAACTACAGAGGATTATACGGACCAGACGTACAGTTTACAGAGACAGAAAAGTCTAGAGTATTTGTAAAGGTAACAAAAACCAAAACACTTGCAGCGTATGGTCAAATAATTGACGTATTGTTTGGCAATAACACCTTTCCTCTGACGGTAAATCCAACGAAGTTACCTGACGGTGTGGCTGAGTCGGTACACATAAATATAGATCCTAATGCAGAAAAGGGTCAAGACGAACTGCGACAGGCTTTTGAAGATAAACCTTCAGAGCCTTTTTTGTTTAAACCTAATGGAAAGCTTGAGCCAGGAGAAACGCTACAAGATATACAGAATAGATTAGGTGCAGAAACAGATAAACTTAGTGGTGTATCAGATAAAATAATTGAAGGAGACGGTAAAACACAAACATCTGTTACATTTCATCCTGCTATGGTAGCTGCAAAGAAGATGGAAAAGAAGATACACGATCAGTTAGAGGAGTCCGGAGCGAACAAACAACTACGTAATACGGCATTTGAAATGGCATTGTTTGGCTCTGGGATTATGAAAGGACCTTTTGCTCTTGATAAGGAGTATCCTAATTGGGGAGAAGATGGTAACTATGATCCTCTAATTAAAACTGTACCATCAACAAGTCACGTATCTATATGGAACTTCTATCCTGACCCTGATGCATATAACATGGATGAGGCAGAGTATTGTGTAGAAAGACATAAACTATCTAAAACACAAATGCGTAATCTAAAGAACAGACCGTACTTTCGAGGAGAGTCTATTGAAGAGTGTCTTGATATGGGGCCGCAATACGATAAGAAGTATTGGGAAGACGACATGAAAGATTACGCTATAGAAAATTATTCAGAGCGTTATGAAGTATTAGAGTTTTGGGGATACGTGGATGCAGACATACTAGAACAGAATGGTGTAGAGATACCTGAAGAGTTAGCTGATGTAGAACAAATAAACTGCAACATATGGGTGTGCCAAGGACATGTATTAAGGATGGTGTTAAACCCATTCAAGCCTGTGCGTATACCTTACTATGCTGTGCCTTACGAGCATAATCCTTACAGCTTCTTTGGTGTAGGTATTGCAGAAAACATGGACGATACACAGACATTGATGAACGGCTTTATGCGTATGGCTATTGACAACGCAGCTTTGAGTGGCAACTTGATTATGGAGGTGGATGAAACCAACCTAGTCCCAGGTCAAGACCTTTCTGTGTACCCAGGAAAAATATTTAGACGGCAAGGTGGTGCGCCAGGGCAGGCTATCTTTGGCACAAAGTTTCCAAATGTAGCGTCAGAAAACATGCAACTATTTGACAAATCTAGAGTGCTTGCAGACGAGAGTACAGGCTTTCCAAGCTTTGCTCATGGACAAACAGGTATACAAGGTGTAGGGCGTACAGCGTCAGGCATATCTATGTTGATGTCTGCGGCAAACGGTTCTATCCGTAATGTTGTAAAGAACGTAGACGACTATTTGCTAGCACCTATGGGTAAAGCGTTCTACAGTTTTAACATGCAGTTTGATTATGACTCTAGCATTAAAGGCGACTTAGAGATAAAAGCACAAGGAACAGAAAGCTTAATGGCTAACGAAGTGCGTAGTCAAAGGCTAATGCAGTTCCTACAGGTTGCATCAAACCCTGCATTAGCACCTTTTGCAAAAATGGATTATATTATTAGAGAGATTGCAAAGGCTATGGATCTTGACCCTGATAAGGTTACAAATAGCTTGCAAGACGCTGTGATACAGTCTGAGATATTTAAGAAGTTTCAGGAGCAGATGCCACAGCAACAACAAGCCCCACAGCCACCTGAAGGAGGAGCAGCACCTGCAGGAGCAGATGTTCAAGATCCAACAGGAGCAGGGGGAGGACAGATAGGTACAGGTCAAGCACCTGCACCAGGAGAAGAAGGATTTACAGGTAATGTCTAAGATTAAAGAGTTAACGAATAACAAAGAACTATGGGAAGCTTTTGTAGAGGAGCTACAACGATCAATAGTAAACTATCAACGCACAATGGAGCAGACAGAAAAGCCATCTGACATTTACAGATTGCAAGGTGCTATCTCTGCTCTTAGACGCATGATGCAACTAAGGGACATGATGAACAATGGAAAGACCTGAAGTAGTAGACCCACTTAAAGAAGAAGAGCAACCTATACTGCAACAGACACCTGTTGAAAAACCTGAGCCTATTGACACGCAAACAGATGATGCGTTTAGCGTTAGAGGTTTAGCAGAAAAAAGATTAGGTAAATTGGGTACAGGAGCATTAGATTTTGTTCCTATTGCAGGTGATATACTTGCTGCAGGTGATGTAGTTGAGAGTTACAAGAAAGGTGATGTGCTAGGCACAGCAATTAACTCAGCAGCTTTTGCTGTCGGTTTAATACCTGTTGTTGGCGATGTTGCAGCTAAGGGACTAAAGGCAGGATTAAAAGCCACTCGTGCAGAAAAATCAGATGTGCCTGATATATGGAGCTACCCTGAGCAGATGTACTCCTCTAGTGGGACATCACAAAATCAAATAGCTGCAGGATACAATGAGCTAAAAAGAAGGGGAGAACTAAAAAAAGGAGACAAAGTAGTTGATATTGGTGGTGGTAGATTTGATAATCTTATCAACGATGCGTCTGAGGAGGGAATAGATGTAAAAGTTTTTGATCCTTTTAATAGAACACCTGAGCATAACGCTGCAGTTGCTGATGCTGTTAGAGAGGGACAGGCTGATGTAGCAATGTCTCACAATGTGTTGAATGTTATAAAAGAAGATGCAAACATTAAAACAGTTATTCAACAGGCTGAAAACGCAGTAAAGCCAGGAGGAAAGGCACACTTTACCGTTTATGAGGGTAACAGGTCAGGAGTTGGTGGCACAACAAAAGCAAAGACTAAAACACAAACAGATCAAAGTTTTCAAAGAAATCAAAAGACAGAAGACTACGTTCCTTTTGTAGAAGAGATTTTTGGTGCAAATAATGTTACACGAAAAGGCAAAATAATAACAGCCGTTAAGCGTATCGTCTTTGATTTTAAGAGTCCTAAAGGAACAGTATTTAAGCGTGGTGGTAAGTTTGGTGGATTAAACTTTCCTGTTGGAAAAGTTATTGGTGGCAATCAAGTATACTTCCATAAAAACTATATAGGAAGCCAACCTAAAGAAGTGCAAGATTTATACAATAGTGCTTTAGATAAACTACCACCTGACCATAACTTCAATACGTTAATGTATATGAAGGGTAAAGGTGATACACCTGATACAATACGATTTGATGAGTCTGCTGATTTTGATTTTGCAAGAGAACCAACACCAGGAAAAATGGTAGCCATTGATGCAAACGGTAACGTAGCAAATAGAAGCAGTAATCAAATATTTCATCACAAGTGGATGTGGGTAGGGGACGATTACAAAGGCTTTGATGTTAACAAAGAATACAATTGGTCTAAACAGTGGACATCAAAGGTAGACAATTTTAGTGGTATAGGTAAAAAGGAAAACTGGGATAGAATATTAGAAGAAAAAGGACTTGAGCTTGATGCTCCTACACTAAACTTTAAGAAAACAAGCACGGACGCATCAAATACATTTGGAGAGGGAGTTAAGAGAGTTACTTACACAGACCCTGAAAGTGGGGGGAATATAGCAATAATAGATAGGTCTGCACAAAATAAAACATCGTCTATTGTAGAGCTATTTGTACCAGAAAAAGCTAGGAGAAAAGGGATAGGTAAGGCTATTGTTAAAAAAGCAATGGAAGATTACCCAAATATAATGGGGCAGGTGTCTTCAAAAACAGCAGCTAAAAATGCTTACGACTTAGGGCGTAGACCTGTAACTAAACCAGATGCTACGTTAGAAGAAGTATTTAAGATGATTGAGGAAAATAGTTCTGTTAATTTAGCTAGTAAACAAGCAATAAAGGATATGCAACTTAACAAAGGTGGTGCTATCAAAACATACAAAGAAGGGGGAGTCGTACCAATGCAGGAACAGATGAAGTTTGCGTTTATGAACGAAGGTGGAGTGCTTGCCGATGACGGTGTAGAGCGTGATCCTGTAAGTGGTAATGAAGTTCCTGCAGGTAGTATGGCAGAGGAAGTTAGAGACGATGTACCTGCAATGCTCAGTGAAGGTGAGTATGTTGTACCTGCTGATGTTGTACGCTATCATGGTATAGACAAGTTTGAGGAACTACGAGATGAGGCTAAAAGAGGATTAGCTCGAATGGAGGCAGACGGACGTATAGGTGGACAGCCTGTAGAAGAACAAGAAGAGTTCCCGTTTCCTGTAGAGGAACTAGAGGGTTTCCAAGAAGGTGGAGCAGTGGGTGATATTTATGAAGATGTTATGGGACAACCATACATACCACCACAAGATCAAGAGTCCTCTTATGTAGCAAGAGGTAGATTTCCTGGCACAGGCTTTGAGCTACGAAACTTTACTAACCCAAGAACAGGAAGAACGGTAGTCATACCTTTTTTTAACGGCAAGCCAATGCAGTACATTCCACCGGACTTCTTAGAGGGAGGAGCGTCAACACAGCAAACAGGCACGTTTGATCCTGTTGCTGATGACCGTGATAGACAAGAACGTGAAGCTGAGAGAGCTAGAACACCAACGGACTCAGCGTTCCCTTTACCAAGTGGCTTTCCTCAGGATACACAGGCAGGACCTAGAAGTTTTGCAGAATACACACCGGAAGATTGGTCTAGGTATATTAGTCAAACAGACAGTACACTTGCTGACATAACAGCAAAAGTGCCAGTACTAGGTTTTATACAACGGATGAATGAAAATGCAGCACGTAACTATGCAGAGTCAGCATTACGATCCGGTAAGAATCCTGCTACAGGACAAGAGTTAACACTAACAGAAAAGAACGCATTAGGTAGAGTGCTTGCAACATCTAGAAACACAGGCATAATAGAAGCTGTTAAGAATTACATTACAGGAGCTAGAGGAAGCATTACAGGTGTACCCTTGTTTGAGCAAGCAGGTTTTGAAAAAGATTTGTTACCTTTTGAGCCAAGACCTCAAGATACTGCACCACAGACAGTTGACTCAGACTTAGAAGAGTTTAATAAGAGATATGGTCCTGTGGAAGAGTCAGATTTAGATGCCTTTGAACAGATAGCAACAGATACAAATCAATACTTAGACCAAACACAGCAAGTTGCTTTTGCCCCTGAAAGAAGCTTTGCAGAACTAGAGCAAACATTTCAACCAGATAGAGAAGGAAGAGAGTTTGTTTGGACAGTATTGCCAGGAAGATTTGGAAACGCACAAAGAAAAGTTAGAGTAGAAGATGCTTACTTGCTAGGAACAAACGCACTAGCTAATATAGATACAGGCAACATACAGGGCATGATGCCAAGAGTAACGTCAACAGGAGATGACGATGCCCCTGTTCTATCAGCAAGTGTGTTAAAGAGAAACATAAGAGGTGACATACCTAAGGCTAGAGACGTACAAGAAGAAATAAAAGCAAACATAGAGGCTAACAGGTTTCAGCCTAGACAGGCAGGTATATTAGAAAATCTATTTGGCTTTGCAGGACCTGCCTATGGTGCGCCTGAGTTTACGGACTCCGGTGTTTTAGCTAATGATGCGTACAGAGATATGTCAAACTTTGAAAAGAAGTATGTTAACTTAGCAACTAAGATGGGTTATGTTGGAAGCTTAGACGGTATGATAGCTAAAATGCGACATGAAACTAATAATGGAGAAAATGAAAATCTCTATAATTACACCTCTAAAAATATACTAAACACCTTTGGTGCTATAAGAACCTCTGCAGAGGCAGTTAAATTAGTAGCTGACGCTAATCAAGCGTACAATCGTACAGGAAATATGCAGGATTACAAGTTTGTTGTTGCTGAGGGTGTTTATGGTATGAACACACCTGTTGGTAGTAAAGAACTAGGTAACAAACAACCTTTTGATGGTGCTATATTCACAGGAAGATCACAGTCTCAAACTACAGGTAGATTCAATTACTCAGAAGTTTCTAAAATATTATATAATAATTTTCCTGAGCAGTTTACTAGACCTGATTTTTTAACAACTTTAACACGATCAGAGTTTGACTTTTACAGTCAAAATGTTCCAACAAATCTAAGTCAGCAAGAAAGATATGCTAGAGCGTTAGATAATAAGTTAGACGACATAGTAGCAGACCCTGACAAAGCGTTAAAGTTTAATGTGGGGTATGCTGTACACCATCAAAACATGAACCCTGATACTGTAGGAGATCCTAGAAAAGTAATAGAAAAGTTTGGAGGAACTAAAGCCTCTAAAGATAAAGCCTTAAAGGAACTAGAAAAAATACAAAGCAAAGGTGGACTACAAACAAAAGTTAGCCTAGACCCAAGTAAACTAAAAGAAGAAGTAGGCAAGGGAGCGATAAAAATCACTAAACCTCCCTTAAAAAAACCAGAGGAGATAGATTATATAGCTCCTATGCCAAGCGTTAACTTTGCTGAGTATGAACAGGACAGACAAATATCTGCACCTGAACCTCTTGTAGGTGCTGAGTTGTTTAGGGAAAGAGAACGTCAACGAGCAGAGATGCAAGGAGGATTGCGTTCACAACCTATTGCACAACCAACAGAGGAAGCTACTCCTGAGTTCATAGATCCCATAAGAAGAATTGCAGCAGAAAAAGAAGAAAGAGATGCTCTTATAAAAGGAGGTCAACGACTTGCCTCTTTAGACGATCAGATGCAGGAAATAGAATCAGACATATCGCCTCAGCCTTTTACACCTCTAGGCAAACCTTCTGACATATCAAGGTTGATGCCCTCAGCCTCTGATATAGAAGCGCAGAAGGCAGCTGATGCAAGAAAACTTAGAGAGCAACAGGAGAAGAGAATATACGAAGAGTCTCAGAAGAGAATGGCTGAACAAATGAAGGAGGCTCAAGCACAGCCAAAGGAACAACCAAAAGCAGAACCGACTCAGTTAGAAAAAACTAGAGCAAAGCAAGCGATGGGAACAGGGAGATCAAGAGAAGAAGCTAGACAAGAAGCAGACAAAGTTCTTCAGCAAACAGGAGACGCATTTGCTGCAGACAGAGCATACCACGAAGCTTTTACAGGATTCACTTCCTCAGGGGAATTATCCCCTAGCTTTGGGTTTAAAGAGGGTGGTTTAGCCTCACGACCTAAAAAAACTAAACCAAAGAAGCGTACCACCAAGAAAGGACTTGGTGCTAGAATGGCTACCTGATGAAAATCAGCCCCAACAATAGGAGTAAATATTATGCCAGAGTTAGAAAACGTAGAAAAAGTAAAAGTAGCAGGGTTCGTTGATCCACGCTCACGCAAAAACAAAAACGCAGAGCGTATTAAAAAAGACGAGGAAGAGCTACAAGAACTTCTCAAAGCCAAAGAGCAAGGTGAGCAACCTACTGAGGAGGTCAAAGAAGTATCTGATGCTAAAGAGGCAGACGAAACAAAGTCGGAGGATCAGGCTCTTTCAAAAGAAGAGCAGTCTTTTAAGAAAAGATACGGTGATCTACGGAGACACATGGCAGACAAAGATAAGAAGACTGAGGAGAGAATCAAGGCTCTTGAAGATCAGTTATCAAAAGCTGCTAAAAATGAGTTGGTACTACCCAAGTCTGAAGATGAAATAGCAGAATGGACTAAGAAGTATCCTGACGTAGCAGGTATAGTTGAAACTATAGCCGACAAGAAAGCTAAGGAGAGATCAAGTGATCTTGACAAAAGGCTTGAAAATATTGAAAGGATGAGAGTGGAGGCAGTAAAAGAGAAAGCTGAGGCTGAACTTATGAAACTGCACCCTGACTTTTCAGAAATACGAGAGGACGATAAGTTCCATGATTGGGCAGACGCACAGCCTAAGTGGGTACAGGATGCTCTCTACGAGAATGTTGATGATGCTAAGTCTGTTGCAAGAGTTATAGACTTGTACAAAATAGACGCAGGTATCTCAGCTAAAAAGAGCGACAGCAAAAAGTCTGCAGCTTCTGCTGTGAACACTCGCTCTAAGGCTTCTCCTACAGCAGACGAGTCTAATAATTACTGGCGTGAGTCCCAAGTGGATAAAATGTCAGATAAAGATTACGCTAAAAATCAGGAAGCCATTATGGAAGCAATGCGATCAGGTAAGTTTGTATACGATTTATCTGGTGCAGCACGATAAAAAAGTGTTGACAAGGCATTTTTTCTAAATATAACTAACACGTACAAACAAAGATTGTCTGACTACCTACGACAAGTATAGACCCAATCTGTTTGAAATCATGTAATCAAACATTATTGCAACTCTAAAAAAGCGTAGCCTCTATAATCATAAGTTTGTTATATTAACGTCATAACAACTTTTATAGGAGGATTTATTATGGCATTTCAAACAACGTCAGGTTATGGCAATTTACCTAACGGTAATTTTTCGCCAATAATCTACTCGAAACAAGTACAGCTTGCGTTTCGTAAATCGACTGTTGTGGGTGACATTACTAATTCTGACTACTTTGGTGAAATCGCAAACCAAGGTGATACCGTTAGGATTATTAAAGAGCCTGAAATTTCAGTCAAACAGTACGCACGAGGTACACATGTAACTGCACAAGATTTGGATGACGAGGACTTCCAACTTGTCGTTGATAAAGCTAACTACTATGCTTTTAAAATGGACGACATTGAGGAAGCTCACAGTCATGTGAATTTTATGCAACTTGCAACTGACAGGGCTGCTTACAGACTTGCTGACAACTATGACCAAGAAGTTCTTGGTTACATGGCAGGTTACAAACAGTCTTCAATAAGCTCTCTTGCTGACACTGTAAACGATCAAGTTAACGGCACGAAAGCAGTAAGCACTGCAGGATCTGATGAACTTCTTTCTTCAATGAAGTTAATTAAAAGCTCCTTTGGTAGCATTACTACTTCTTCAGCAGGGGATCACTCTATCCCTATCCAAACACAAGCTCCAGGTGCAACTGCAGTTTCTACAGCAGCAATTACACCAATGGTGCTTATCAACAGAATGAGCAGACTGTTAAACCAACAGCAAGTTGATTCTCAGGATAGATGGTTAGTTGTTGACCCTGTATTCATGGAGCTATTAGGTGACGAAAACTCCAAGCTAGTTAACGCTGACTTCAACGCAGCCGAACTTAAAAACGGTCTTGCACTAACAAACTTGTCAGGCTTTAGACTTTACGTGTCTAGCAACCTGCCTTCTGTTGGTACAGGTCCTGCCACAACTGGAACAGCTAACCAAAACTCAAACTTTGGTGTTCTTGTTGCAGGTCATGGTTCTGCTGTTGCGACTGCTGAACAACTTAGCAAAACTGAAACATACCGTGACCCTGA